CCGTGATCGTCTGTTTTGATAATATATAATCAAAATATCCCATCTCTTTTGGTTCAGCATCTTTCATCTGTTGTAGAGATTGCGAGGGAAAGAAAATATGATCGCTAATTAATTCAACCGAGTTTTGATCTATAAGGAAGTCAAAATCATTATCACCATCATTCTTTTTGGTTAGAGATACTCTGTCATGTTTAGGACTTGTGAAATAAAGTTCAATCTGTATTCTATCACTTTCAAACATAAATAATGGTAAACGATTCATAGAAGATTTGAGGAATGGGAATAAATCATGAAGGACAACAGAGAAAGATGGGGATAAATCGGTTCTTCCATCTTGCGTGGTGATATACTGGAAATTATGATGTCCCAATCCGGCTACTTGGGATTTACCTTGCGAAGCATTATTATCAGCATCCAAAATACCGGTCTGTGTATACTCACGACCATTAGATAATCCATATCCATCAGCCGTAACATTATCCTTTGAGGTGTAGGCTAATTGATAATCCATATCTCTTCCGGATAAATACTGTTCTCTCTGTGTCTGTGTGTCATTATCCTTTAACATGGATCTTAATGATGAGAAATGCCCGAAATCTTCTACATCACAAATAACTCTTCCCGAACTCGTCCGAAGGACAGCTCTTTCAATAAGGGAATGAACGCCAATATTTGGTGGAAAATAAGTTCTTGTAACATTAGCATTTGGAACAACAGAGAAAGATATGGAAGATGATGAAGATAGATGACCCTTTGGCTCTAATTCAAAACGGCAAAATCTATTATCTGAACTGAAAACGACTGGTCGCAACACATCG